CAGGCGTAGGCCAGCGCGTCCACGTCGTCGTCGTGGCGGTCCGACACGCCCGTGAACCGGCACACCACGTCGAGGAACGGCCCGAGCCACGGCGCGCCCTGGGACGACGCGGGCACGCGCACGCGCCCCTCGTTCCACGCCGTCGCCACCGGCTGCGCGCGCACGAACTTGTCGCCCCGCGGCGCCAACTCCGTCAGGCGTAGGCCGGGCTGCATCGCCCGCAGGGCCTTCGCGATGCTCTTGCCGTCGCGGCTCGCCTCGATGTGCATGGGCGCCATCCCGTGCCGCTTCTGCCACCCGACAAGCTCCCGCGCGGCCTCGCCGGGCTCCGCACGCAGGCGCAGCACGTCCACCACGTCGGCCCGCAGCGACAGCCCCGCACCGCGCACCGCGAGCGCAACGGCCACGGTCCAATCCGAGCGCGTGCCCTCGGTGCCCGCGGGGTCGACCGCGAGCACGAGGCGTGCGCCGTGCAGGTCGGGGGCCGCGTAGCGCGCGGGCGCGCGGAAGACCTCGCCACCTCGAGCGCGCGGCGCGCCCATGAACAGGGAGTGCCAGTCGTACTCGTTCGCGGCGCGCTTCTTCGCGAGCTCGGACACGGGCCACCGCGAGGGCCACAGCGGCGCGCCCGCGTCGTCGATGGCCGGGAGGTTCACCACCTCCCACCGCGCCGCCTCGCCCATGTCTCCGCGCGCGAGGCGCCCGATCAGGTCGTCCTCGTGCCAGCGGGTGTGCACCACGATGCAGGACCCCTCGGGCTCGATGCGCGTCCACAGGGTCGACGTGAACCAATCCCACGTGCGCTGGCGGATGAGCGCCGACTCGGCCTCCTCGCGGTTCTTCACGGGGTCGTCCACCACCGCCAGGCGCACGCCCTGGCCGGTAAGGGGACCGCCGATGCCCGTGGCGAGCACGCCCCCGCCCGACGTCGTGCGCCATTCGGCGAGGGTGCTCCGCGCCGGGTGGAGCTTCACCCCCTGCGACGTGGCGAAGTCGCGCGCCCGCAGGCTCTTCGACTCAGCGAACGCGCTCGCGTAGCTCACGTACCCCAGGGCGTCCTCGGGGCGGCGCGAAAGCCACCACGCGAGCGCCGCGAGGATCATCTCCGTCTTGCCGTGGCGCGGCGGCACGCTCACGCACGCGAACACCGGCTCGCCGGCGAACGCGCGCTCAAAAAGGCTCGCCACGGCGGCGAGGTGCGACGGGCGCTCGTACCCACGCGAGAGGCGCGGCACGAAGTCGAGCAGGCCCGTCGGCGCCTCGAGCGCGCGCGCGGCCTCAATGAGCTCGTGCAGGGTGCGGCGCTCAGCCGCCGTCAGGTGATCCCACGCCGCCAACAGCTCGTTCGCGAGCTCGGCGGAGAGTGGCAGCGGCTCGCTCACGGATCTCCTCCTCGGACAGCGCCTCGGCGCTCGCCACGGCGATGGCAACGTTGCGCGGCCCCACGAGGCCCTGCACCTCGGCGCGGAGCTTGAGCAGCCGCGCGCGGTCGGCCGCGTTGGTCGCGTCCACGGTGGCGGCGTCGATGCGCGCGAGCATCTCCTCCCGGGCACGCGGGCGCTCGGCCTCGGCCTCCGCGGCCCACTGGTCGCGAACTGCGGCGAGGTCGTCCATGATCGTCTGCGGGTGCACGCCGAAGCGCTCGGCGCCCATGTGCGCCACCGCGGTGGGGCGGTGCCCGCGGGTGAGCTGCGCCGAGACCCACTCACGGCGGAGCTGGATGTTCACCGCGGGGGGCACCGAAGCGGGCGCGTCGGGAGAGGCTCCAGCACGGCGGGTCGTTGTCGGTGTGCCACGAGCGCGCGTCATAGCGGGTAGTAGTGACACACTACGTCACACCCGGCACACTCGCCAAATCCAGCGCGCGCCGCAACCCCTCCGCGATGCGCGCCCCCACGGCCTCGGGCGGCTCGGCACCCTCGACGCGCACCAGCTCCCGGTCGAGCCGCGTGAGCTCGTCGCTCACAGCGCGGAACGCGTCCTCGGTGCGGTCGTTGAGCAGGTCGAGCAGCACGGCGCAGAGCACCGCGGGCCGCATGGGCGCCGGGCACGCGTTCACGCCGTCCGCGATCGCGTCCAGGGCGGCGACGGCCCGGCCGTGCGCATGGC